CAACGATGCTTCACACATCTTCCGAAAGATGTATGACGCTCTACAGGAGAATCTCGAACCTTCCAGTATTCCTCCAGCCATTTTGATTATTGCCGACTATCAGTACAAAGCAGCATTTGTTGCAGACCACGAGATCAATCTGACCGCTTGTATTGTTCAGTTGATGATGGAGTGCAATTTCAAATGAACTTGACTGAATATCTGAACTCTATCAATTATTCCAAGAAGAATCTGATGGTTGATACAGAGACAGAGAAATCATATGCTCCATATGTGGTAAATCGCTGTCTTTCGTATTTCCCCGACACTCTGCTACACGCAAATGAGATGAATCGTCTGAACTTTCTGGACAAGAAGATTCAGTACAATTACTATCTTGGTTCTATTCGTGCTCGTAAACGCTTCTCCAAGTGGTTGAAGAAGGAGGAAAGCGAGGACATAGAATTGGTGAAAAACTACTTTGGATACTCAGATAAGAGAGCGAGGGAAGCATTACGCATACTCTCCAAAGATCAAATTGCAAATATTAGAAAAGAAATGAACATTGGCGGATCGCGTAAATGATGTTTTTTCATAAATAAAGGGATCTACCTTTATTTTTGGGGAAACATTATGGCTACCATATCAGTTGAAGATTTACTAGAAGTTACATTAACAAAAGAAGATGATTTTCTAAAAGTAAAGGAAACTCTTACACGAATCGGTGTTTCTTCAAAGACAGAGAACAAACTCTGGCAATCCTGCCATATCCTGCACAAGAAGGGTAAGTATTACATAGTCCATTTCAAGGAGTTGTTTCTCCTTGATGGACTTTCTTCTTCTATAGACGAAAATGATCTTGCCAGAAGAAACACAATAGCCACTCTCTTGGAAGAATGGGGTTTATTGCAAATAGTCGATCCCAAGCGCATAGAGGGTCAATTTGCAGGAATAAATCAGATCAAAATCATTCCATTTAAGGATAAGAATGCTTGGCAACTTATTCCTAAATATCACATAGGAAAGAAGAACTGATGCTTGCAGGAATACACGACATTTATGCCGAACAGGGTTCTGAGTATACCATCACTTTTCAATACTATGGAAGTGACGACTCTGCCTTGGACATTCTGACCACATATGAAAATGTAAGATTTGTGGTGAGAAGATCTGCTATTCCACAGGAAAAGAACCTGTTTGAATTGTCTTATGACGACAATATAGAGGAAGGTTATTTACCTCTTCCTCTCTCCGATCAATACGGTACTGTTTCTGTTTCTGGTGAAGAGATCGTAATAACCATCAACACCGAAACTATGTCCTCTGTCTATCCTGGTCCTTATTTCTACTACCTGTTTCTGGAAACAAACACCGATGTCGTTGATTGTTTGCTGAAGGGTAGATTTGTGGTGGAGGCTCCGTGAACAAGATAAAAATAACGGAGCAGGTCCGTCCCAAAATAACACCTGTCAGGGATCAAGTGAATGTGTTCAAGGTCAAAATACAGAGCAACAAAACGAGTATAGTATATACGAGGTGATAAATGGCTGAGAGACAAAACTACATCGTAAGAAATGGAGTTGCTCAGCCCTTCCCAATACCCGATGCACCGAGGCCTACAATCTCGGAAATGCGTCAACTATTGCGAGGTTATGATCAACAAGGAACGCTACTACCAAACGCAGCGATCATAACCAACGACATATCCAAGGTCGATATTCTTCGTTGTGGAACCCTGTATGCAGACAATATTGCAGGAATAGTAGCGGAAACTTGGACAAATCCAGAACCAGTATACATCACATTAGGTGGTGTTGAGCAGGGTGATGTTCTAACTGGTCTTACTGCAATAGACATTCTTGAGAGGATATTGTATCCATATCTGGCAGTATCCGTGTCATCTTTCAGTATGAACTATTCTCAGACGGTATTTGAGATAGGACAGACAACTCCAACTGCTTCTTTGTTTCCTTCTTGGAGTTTACAAAACATCTCGAATGCCACAGCAACTGGAACAAATATCACTTATGTCTATTCTGGTGGTTCTTCTGGTTCTGTCCTCAGTGCGGCAAATCCAGCATCATCTGGTTCGGTCTTTGTATTACCTCCTGGCATCAACTCCACAACGGTAGGTGCTACTCTCATATACACAATAAGTGTTGCACAAAATGAAGGTTCTCCTGCAACTCGTACACAGACGATTTCTTGGAGAAGCAAGATCTATGTCGGTAAGAACGCCAGCAGCGATGTGAATACAATCACTAATCACAGTCAGTTGAGCAATGGAACAAGTCAGTTCATCACTTCCAGTTCATCTCCTGCTGCATCTGGTATTTCTCTTACCGCAGGATCTGGATATGTGTATATTTTTGTTCATACTTCCCTGAACGAAATAGCATCCATATCCATAGGAACGACCGATCAGACACCAGCATTTCCTCTGGTTTCTTCCAATCATAACTTTACAAATGCATCTGGAGCCATTTCTACCTATAGAGTATACAGATCGACAAACCAACTTAATGGAGATTTCACTCTGAATATAACCTGATATGCCTATTCCGAATACCGTCACAGTTGCTGCACCGATTGCACCAACTTCGGAGTTGGACACTTACCCAGTAACCAACCCGAAGTATGGTCTTGGTGGTCTACGCACTGTGGTCGATTCGACGGAAAGAGAAGGTATATCCAGTGATCGCAGACAGGTTGGAATGATGGTGTATGAAAGTACAAATAATGCTTTCTATACTTTGATTGGCGGAACAGATAATACAAATTGGCGTCAGGTTATTATGCTAATACCTGATGCATTTGGAAATATACATATAGATGCAAACATCATACTCACTGGCTATCTGGAAACAGATACTGGAATTCGTGGTGGAACTGATGAAGCACTGGAATATCTTGGAAATGGTATGTTGATGGATTGTGGAAACTATTAACTCTTTAAAGGGGCTAAACTATGGCTGGAGGAACTGGTAATTTAATTCTTAAGCGCGGTACTTCAATACCAAAAAATATTGTAAGTGACGGAGAGGCAACTCTTTTAAAAGGTATGCCGGCAGTACAACTTGTTGGTCTATCCCGCGTTGTTGATACTAGCGGAACTTTGGGTGGTCCTCTTGTTTATGCTTTTGATAATTATCCAAATCGACTTTGGGTTGGTATGGATAATTTTGGTACAGGAACTCCCGAAAGTAATTCTGGTACTGGTGGTGGAGTTACTCCTGGCAGCATGGGCGGGGGTAATATTTTTACCGGCAGCGATCAAGAAGATAGTGATCCTACTAGAACTCGTGGTCTTTGGATGGGTGCAGAAATTAGAGCGGCGCAAGCGGTATATGTATCAGGAAGTAATGGCATTGATGCTGTTCCTACTATTCTACAAGCAGATTGGGCTAATCCTTCTGATGTTGTGTTAGTAACGCAGAAAGCAATCAAAGATTATGTTGGTACTCTTGGATCTTTGGTTATAGCGGATATTGGTTCAAAATCTAACACGATGTATCCAATGATGGTTGATGGTATTGGAGCACAAACAGTTTATATTGACAGTGCAACCACTCCTTTTTCTTATGCTCCTAGCAGCAATACTCTTACTGTTTCTGGTGATCTTGCCGTAAATGGCGGAGACATCACTACCACTAACACTGGTACTAGCACTATTTTCAACACAAACACCACTAGAGTTGATATTGGCGGTGCAGCAACTGATATGAGGATTGGTAATCTTGCATCAACTGGATCAGTTAGAGTAGGACAAACACTGGTTGGTAATACAACAACGCAGAATGTCTTCGATACTGGTGCAACTACTGTAAATGCATTTGGTGCTGCAAATGTTGGTCTTAATTTAGGTTATGATGGTAATTTATCTTCGACAACAAATATAGTTGTTGGAGATGTAACAAGTGTATCTACTAAAACAATAAACATAGGTACTGGTGTTACGGAGGGTGGAGTAAGTATAACCGTAGGATCTTCTGGTGCTGGAACTGCTTCTCTTGTTACTGTGGGTGGTCTTTTGACCGTTACTGAAAATCTTGCTGTAAATGGTGCAAGTAACACTGCTGATATTACCACTACTAATACGGTTGCTAAAGTGTTTAATTCTACAGCAACCACTGTAAATATTGGTGGTGCTGCAACTACTCTAACCATCGGAGCAGCAACAGGTACAACGACGATAAACAATGCCAACACTGTAGTAACTGGTGATCTAAGTATCGGTGGTGGTTCCGCACCAAAATCCATTAAATTTCTTGAAGCGTCTGGAAATGGAACTAATTTTGTTGCATTTAAAGCACCCTCTCTGATTACCACTTCTAGAACATATATTTTGCCTGATGATTTTCCTGATGCAAATAAAGTTCTACAATCAGATACTTCTGGTAATTTGACTTGGGTGAGTGCTGGTAATGCTTCGACTGTATCCATAGGTTCGTCTGGTGATTCCATAGAATATGGTGTAGTTCTTGCAACAACAGGATCTAAAGGTGGTAATGCTTCTCTTGTTATGGACAACGGAGACAATATAACCTACAATCCTTCCACAGATACACTGACAGTTCCCAATCTTATTGTAAATGGAACAACCACAACAATAGACACAACCAATCTCCTTGTTGAAGACGCAAATATAATAATCGGTAATACTGCAAGTCCTAGTGACACAACAGGAAATGGTGGTGGTATAACTCTGAAATCCAATTCAGATAGAACGATTACTTGGGATAAAGATATTAATCCTGGTGGTACGACCACTGGTACTTGGAAAGTAAACACAAATTTCAGTATACCTGATGGTGGTGGTTATTTATTTGCTGCTGATAAAGTATTAGGTAAAACATTCTTGTCTCTTTTTAATTCTGGTACTGGTGGTGGCTCTTTCACAATAAAAGCACCAACCACAACAAGTCCAACTGACTTGGCAAGCGGTTTGGGTATGAGATTACCTTCTACGGTCGCTTCTAGCGGACAGATACTAAGAGTCGCGTCTATGTCCAGTAACGAGGCACAATTAGAGTGGGCAACTCCTTCGGCAGGCGTCGCAGGATCTAATACTCAGGTGATGTTTAATAATAATGGATCTCTTGCTGGTGATGCTGGTTTTACTTATGATCTTAATTCAGACAGTGTTACTCTTGCTGGAGATATTGCAGTAAATGGAGGTGATATTACTACCACCGCTGCTACTCTAAGCATAGGAAATACATCAACCAGTTCTAACACCACTACTAATATTTCTAATGCAGCAATAAGTAGCGGTGTAAGTAAAACAGTAAATATAGGTACAAATTCTAGTACATCATCTACTACTGTTATAAACATAGGAACGGGTTGGAATCAGATCACCGCAGGTACTATTAATTTGGGCACATTTGGTGCAACTGGTATAGTAGCAAATATGCCTATAAGATATACTGGTAATTCTGGAAGTAATTATGTTCAATTACAGGCTCCACAATCAACTTCATTTAGCAATTATACACTGACTTTCCCAACAACATCACCATCTAACGGTCAATTGTTGAGTTCGGATTCAAGTGGTAATTTATCTTGGACTACTCAGAGCAATATAACTGCTGGTTCTGTGAATGTCAGACTAGAAACAGGAGTTTTTGATTCCACTACACCAAGAAGATATAACATTCCTTTCTTGGGTTCTAATGGACAAGACAATCCTTCTGTTCTTTCTGGTTTAAGTGAAGGTACAGCAACCGCCGCATATCTTTATGTCGATAGTACCACCTTTAATATTCAGGCAGATACATCTGGAAATTATACAAACAGAGTTAGTGGATTGTATTATGAGATAGATGACACTACTGGTTCTCCTTATGTGGGAACCCTCTACTGTGACTATATCGGTGCAATGTTGGATTGCGGAACATACTGATTCTTAACTAAATACTTCTGTTCGACCTGAAATTTTTATTATGGATGAATAATGGCTGGAACTGGTAATCTACTGTTAAAACGAGGAGGTCTACTTCCGAATGAAGGTGTGCTCATACATGGCATGCCAGCAGTACAATTACAGGGTTTAAGTACCACAATAAATCTCGCCGGAACCAGTAATGGTGGTGAGTATGCCTACAATAACTATCAAAACAGATTATGGGTTGGTGTTAATGGTTACGGCTGTAATGGTTCTGGTACTGGTACTGGTTCTACTGGTTCCACAGGAGGTACTGCTGAATTCGGTACTAATCCGTATCCTGCAACTGGTGGGGCCTCTGCTTGTCCTACCACTGGAGCAACAAGACCTATATGGATGGGTGCAGAAATTCGTGCCCACACCCCAGTAAAAGAAAATGCAGGAGATACTTACTATACTATTCTGAAAGCCGACTGGAATAATCCATCTGATTATGTCCTAGTTACACAGAAAGCAATCAAGGAGTATGTGTCTACTGTAGCAGGATCTTCTGCTCCTGTGCTGTACGAAATAGATGGCGGAACTACTAATACAGTAACTCTCGGGTTGTCTACTGGTGATGCGTTTGATGGTGCCGGTGCTGCCTATTCGGGTGGTAAAATTCTTTTACCTGATCCTAATACGGATATTCAATTAAATGGTGCTGCTGCTGGATATTTGATCGCAGTGGATAATGTTGTTAATGCTTCTGCCAACAATACTATTGTTCATCTCAAATGGCAACCGACTACTGGTTTTGTCACCAAATCTGGTATAGGATTGACCAATGATAGTAATGTCGCCCTCCTTGGTTCCGACGGCGCAACAAAAGGAACGCAAACATTCCAATCACCAGTAGGAGTAGAGAACTATCTGGATCTTCTTGGATACACCGACATAAACAATCCAAATAATCCAGCAACAATAAAATCATCAAACTCTACCGCTGCTTCCATATTTGATACTGGTGTTCTCGACATAAGCATCGGTGGAGCAACAGAACTCATAGAAATTGGTGATGGTTCTACCAACGGAAATACAGCCACCACAATCTACGGTGAATTAACAGTAACTGGTCCGACCAATCTGAGTTCGGATACTGTCATAGACGGAGGAACTTTCTGATGCCAGTAGTATTGAGAACAAAGCGTTCCGCCACGACAGGAACAACGCCATCAAATCTAGAACTCGGAGAGTTGGCAGTAAACATTCCAGACAAGAAAATCTGGATAGGTGACGGAACAGCCACTCCTGCTTTGATTGCAGATTACAATGCCGCTGCTGGGCAATATTATGCCGGAAATGGTATAGCGATTGATGGGTCCAATAATATCTCTCTGGATCTGTCCGCAGTGGATGAGCCAGAAGTGAACTTTACTACCGCCAATGAGATGAATTTTCAAGCAGGAAACGCAACAATCAGCGGTATACGAGGTATTGTTGCCGATAGTAATGGAAACATATACATAACAGGGAACCTTATAGTTTCTGGATACTTGGAAACTGATGTCGGGGTTCGCGGCGGAACAGACGCTGAATTGGAATATCTGGGTGAAAATATGGTTATGGATGGTGGAACTTTCTAAAATTAGGAGTAGAAAATGGCAACAATTAGAATCAAAAGAGGTACAACCGATCCAACAGCAGCACAAGTAACCAACTCTGGTGAGTTGGCGGCAAATACCAGCACACCCAAGATTTGGCTAAAGACCGCAGATGACGGTACTACCACTCCAATCTGGGTCGGTGCTCAGATCGAAAACAGTTCGACCAACGGAACAACTTGGACCAGCGATGTAAAACTTGCCACCAAGAAAGCAATCGGTGACTATTTCATGCCTCTCAGTGGTGGAACTTTCACCAGTGATGTATCTTTTTCTGGTGGTGCCGATATTCGCTTTATTGAAACTGGTGGTGGAACCGATTATGTCGCTTTTCAGGCTCCATCTGCTATAGCATCATCTGTAACTTGGACACTTCCAAATGCAGATGGTTCGAACGGACAGTTCCTCAAGACAAACGGTACAGGAACTCTTTCTTGGGCAGATCCAGGCACAGCAACCTCTGCTACTAATTTGGCTGGTGGATCTACAGGAGCAATTCCATATCAATCAGCAACAAGTACAACCACATTCCTTTCAGCAGGAACATCTGGTGATATTCTCACATATGGTGGTTCAAATGCTCCAGCATGGTCTTCTGGTACAGGAACAGGTTCTCCAGTTAGAGCAACATCTCCAACATTAACAACACCAACATTAGGTGTTGCCACAGCAACAAGCATAAACAAAGTAGCAATTACTGCTCCAGCAACAAGTGCTACTCTTACCATTGCAGATGGAAAGACACTTACTGCAAGTAATACTCTAACATTCACTGGTACGGATTCTTCTTCTGTTGCTTTTGGTACTGGTGGTACTGTAGCATATCAAGGTGGAACTCTTGCTCAATTTGCATCAACAACTTCTTCGCAACTTGCGGGAGTTATATCAGACGAAACTGGTTCTGGTGCATTGGTATTTGGTACATCTCCAACATTCACAACTGCTATAGACGGTGGAGCATCATTTAGCGCCTTTGCAAGTAGTACCACACTTACAGTGGGTTACAATTCTACAGCAGCATCTACAACAAACATCTCCACAGGTGCTGTTGCGTCTGCCACTACCAAGACAATCAATATCGGTACTGGTGGTGCTGCTGGTTCCACTACAAATATAAATCTTGGTTCTTCTAACGGAGGAACAGTCACTGTAAATAAAGATCTTGTAGTATCTGGAGATCTTACAGTAAATGGTACAACAACCACTATTAATTCTACAACAATAAGCGTTGATGATAAGAATATAGAATTGGGATCGGTTGGAACTCCCAGTAACACAACGGCAGATGGTGGTGGTATTACTCTGAAAGGTGCTACGGACAAAACACTCAACTGGGTAAACGCAACTGGTGCTTGGACATCTTCTGAAGATTTCAACCTTCTAACGGGTAAGGTATACGAGATCAACGGAACAACTGTTCTCTCCTCGTCTGCTCTAGGAACTGGTGTAACTGGATCTTCTCTAACATCTGTCGGTACGATCACTACAGGTGTTTGGAATGGTACTGATATTGGTCTTGCAGATGGTGGTACAAATGCATCTTTGACAGCAGTAAACGGTGGTATAGTTTACTCTACTGCATCTGCTATGGCAATCTCTGCCGCTGGTACATCTAATCAGGTTCTCTTGTCTGGTGGTGCTGGTGCTCCAACTTGGGCCGCTCAATCTTCGCTCTCTGTAGGTTCTGCCACAACTGCAACGACAGCAACCAATGTCGGACTCTCAGAAGCAACATCATCTGACAGCACTGCTCTTTATCTGACATTTGTTGCTTCTGGTGCTTCTGGTGCTCTTAAGATTGATGCAACTGCCCAAGCGGGTCTTGCTGCTCTTTCTTATGTTCCTTCCACTGGTGTTTTGACTGCATATAAGGTAGAAGCCATCGTAGACGGTGGAACTTACTAATACATACAGTAAAGGAGATTTGTAATGAGTGAAGTGAATTATAATGAGACAGTCGTGATTCCCGTGTTACAAAAGAAGTATCAGGATCTTATGAACAGCAATCTTGTTCTAGAGATCAATTTATTGGTCGAGCAAACCAAGAACAGAGATCTACAGCAAAAACTAGACAATGCTATGAGCATCGAACAAACCAAAAACACAGATCTACAGCAAAAACTAGACAATGCTATAACAAAGATAGAGACACTGAAGAAAAACGGTAAAAAGAAAGAAGAAGGGCTTGACGGAAGCACTTATTGATGTATGATGTTTTCGTAATGAACGGAGCGATTTGAAATGGCGACTATTCTTCCGAGAAGAGGAACTACAGCACCCACCACAGGACTGACTCAATACGAGTTGGCAGTGGATACTACTAATAAGAGAATCTATATTGGAAACTCTGGTGGAAGTGGTGATCTTATTGGTTCTGCTCCTGGCGGGTCTGATACACAAATACAGTTCAATGACGGTGGTAATCTGGGTGGTGATTCTGGTCTTACATACAACAAGACGACAGATGCCTTGACCATGGTGGGTGATCTGAATCTAAATGGTGGAGGAATAAAATCGAATCAGGCAACTGTTTCTATTCTTCCATCTACAGTCACTACACTCAATATTGGTGGCGCCGCAACTGCTCTTAATTTGGGAACAACGACAGGAACCACGACTATAAACAGTCCAACGGTGGTCGGTTCTCAAACAACACAAGCACTTTATGATACTGTAGCAACCACGATGAATTTTGCTAGAGCAGCAACTTCGATTACTATGGGTGCTGCTACAGGAACTAGTGCAATAAGAAATCCAACACTAAGAGTAGGAAACACAACTGGATCAATAACTACTAATAGTACGGCAAATACCAATCATTTAACTTTAGGTCCTTATGGTAAAGTTATGTTGGTTCCAACAACTGGTCTTATAAATGGTGGAAGCATTCCCTCTATTACTGTGGAGAATACAGATCAAGCAACTGGTGTGGTAGAGATTGCTGGTGGAGATCTTTTTCTTACTCGAAAGACAGCAGATGATGCTACTTTTACTCCAGTGAATATCATATTTGAAGGATCTGGAAACGATACTTCTGAAACCACTCTTACAGTAGAAAACCCGACAGCCGACAGAACAATTACACTACCAGACGCAACTGGAACCGTAGGTGTAATGACTTCTCCTACAAATCAGCAGATTCAGTTTTATGACAGTACCACCAAGAATCTTAAGGGCGATGCGGATCTTATTTTTGATGGAACTAACCTACAGATAGGATCACAAGGAGATTTGCGTCTTGCTGATTCTGATTCATCAAACTGGGTTGCTTTTCAAGCACCAGCAACAGTAGCATCAAATGTCACTTGGACTCTACCATCAACTGATGGTACAAATGGTCAAGCACTAGTAACAAACGGTACTGGTACTCTTTCTTGGGCAACTGCTGGAGGAGGAACACCTGGCGGTTCTGACACACAGGTTCAGTTCAATGATGGAGGAAGTACATTTGGTGGAGATGCTGGTCTTACCTACAACAAGACAACTGATACTTTGACTGTAACTGGTGATGTTGCTGTAAATGGTGGCGATCTGACGACAACGGCAGCAACTGCAACACTGTTTAATTCTAGTGCTACAACTCTTAGTATTGGTGGTGCCACTTCTTCTACTATTAACATAGGCGCAACAGGTGGAACATCTACCATTGACCTTAATTCTAATATTCTTAAAGAAGTGGAATTGAGAAACTACTTTGAGAGTGAAGGAACAGTTACATATACTGGTGGAATGGTTCAAGATCTTTCTTTTGATCTTAGCACAGGTAATGTGTTTGTATACACAACAACAGGTTCTATTTCTCAATTTACAGTAACGAATATTCCATCCAAGGCAAATACAGCAGTTGGTTTTACTGTTGTCCTTACTTGTGGTAATGGTCTATATGCTGTATCTTTTGATACTTTTAGTTCTGGTAGTCCAGTATGGGCAGGAGGAACTCCACCAACGGCATCTAACACAGTAGGAAGAACAGACATTGTTTCGTATGTTACATACGATGGTGGAACTACTTGGTATGGAACTGTAGGAGGCTTGAATTTCTATTGATTCTTGGTGGTCTAACATCCTCTATACCAATTGAAAGAACTGTACCAGATTATGTTCCTTCCACTATAACTTGGTCTGATGTAACATCAAACGGTATGAGTGGAACCACAAATATTCAGCAAGTAACAGGAATAAACACAAATATAACTTTGACTGTAAGTTGGACAGGTTCTCTTGGATATTTTTATGTTTCAGTCAACGATTCAAATGCATATGGTGGCAGAATCTTTCTTTTAGAGACATCTCCACAGAAAATTGCTGTCATGCCTGGTCAGTATGTGTCTTTTAGAGTCGATGCAATAGGACTTCAAAACAATCTTACAAGAAGTGTGACAGTCACTAATTTCTCAAACAATAATGGAGCGGTCGATACAGTATCCATAACTGTTGACGGAACAACCACAAAAAGCACCAACTACGACTACAATTTATTCTGGGATAGAGAGATGTTGGTGGATAGATACGACAGTGCATCTGTCAGTACAACTGCACAAGGATGGTTTACAAGATGAGAAAAAATAGACATAATAATGGGTTTATTGGACAGGAAGATATGTTCTACTCTGTTCAAGGAATATTAGCGGGAGCAAAAGGCTATACACTATCTACTTTGAATAAACAAACAAAAGAAACTTCAAAAATTTCTTATGTTAGGCCTACCGATGGTGGTTGTACTACGAAAGCAACTGCAACTGCATCTCTCACTAATACTGTTTTGACGGGAATAGCGGTTACAAATGTAGGATCTGGTTATACATCCGATCCTTTAGTTACAATTTCTGGTTCTGGTGGAACTACGGTATATGCAACTCCGACAAGAAGTGGAAACACCATAACTGCAATAAGTCCGTGGTATAAAGTCGTATCTATTGAGATTTTACATGCTGGTTCTGGTTATACTTCTGCGCCAAGTATTAGTATCGGTTCTCCTACTAATGGTACGGCATCGGTCACCGGCAGTATTTCTGGTACTACTTTGACTGTTACTGCTGTTAGTTCTGGCGTCTTGTTTCCAGGTCAACTAATATCAGGAACAGGTGTAACCTCTGGAACAACAATAACTGGTTATGGAACAGGAACGGGTGGTACAGGAACATATACGGTTAGCAGCAGTCAAACCGTATCTAGTACCACAATATCAGGAACAGGTACGGCTACTGCTACGGTGTCAATAACTAACGGTTCTGTTTCTTCTGCTACTGTTACATATACTGGTGCAAAATATACAAGCATTCCCACTATTAGTATTGCTGGTGGAGGCAACCCTCCTGATTCGGCGGTAGTATATGTTGTTATGGAAACAGGTAAAGATTATACCGATGTTCCTACTGTTTCCATAACGGGTGGTGGTGGTACTTCTGCTACCGCAACAGCAAGTATAAAAGGAAAACTTGGATCTATAACTGTTACGAATGGTGGTTCTGGATATACATCGGCGCCTACAGTTTTTATAGAAGGTGTAGATCCTACCTATGGGGGAGTAACCGCAACTGCATCTGTAAGTGGTGGTTCTGTGACATCAATTTCAGTATCAGGAACGGAAACTTTTGGTTATGCTCCTGAAATTGAAATTGGTGGATGGAAACAATTACCTACCGTAAATGAGGGTGAACAAAAACTGGTTGGAGCAGTTGCTGTTTATAATAACAATTCTAATTTTTTGGCATTTACTTGTGCGGGAAATTATACGGTAGATTGGGGCGATGGTACATCTAATAATTATAATTCAGGTGTTACTGCATATAAGGTGTATGACTCTACTTCTTATTCTAATTTAACATCTCAAGTTTTTAGGGATTATAAAACAGCAATAGTTACTATAACACCACAAGCAGGACAAAATCTAACTAGTGTCAATTTAAGAGTAAAGCACAATCAAAGTGGTTTGACTTCTTATTACAATAATCCTTGGCTAGACATTAGAATGGCGGGATCGAATATTTCGACTCTGCAAATAGGAGATAACAACGAGTTCGGTGGAATCGGTCCGCCCACTCCTACAACGGCATGGTGTACCTTGTTGGAGCAGTTTGAATTTATAGGTACAAATACTATAACTAATTTTACAAATTTATTCAATTCTTGTCTTTCTTTAAGAAATATTGTTTCTTTGTATACCAACAGTGGTACGACATTCAATAGAGTGTTTGCAAAATGTTTTTCTTTACCATTTGTACCAGCATTAAATACAAGTAATGGTACAAGTTTTGTTGCTATGTATCAGGAGTGTCATGCTTTACTGTTTATTGGTGGTATAGACACACAAAATGCTACTGCAATTGGTGCTAATGGTACAAATGGTGGTATTTTTGAAAATTGTCACAACTTAATGATTTTTCCTAAAATGAATTTATCAAAGTGTACTAATATGGGTTACTCATTCAAAAATACTTATAAACTTCGATATGTTCCCAGTCTAGATTTAATAAGAGTAACTCAGTTAAGTCAATCTTTTAATGGTTCTGGAATTAAAATAATAGAACCATTGTATATACCAAGAGCGTCACTTACTTCGACATTTACAAACTGTGTGAATTTAGAAAAAATAATCATCAGCAATTTGGCTTCAGCAACAAGTGTTAGCAGTTTATTTTCTGGTTGTACTGCTTTGGTGGAAGTGGTTCTGGAAAAAACAAATAGAGTTACCGATTTTAGTAGTTTATTTTCTAGTTGTAGTTCATTACAACTTATAAACAGGCACACCAATAAACTTGATATGACTTCTGCAACTAATGCAAGTAGTATGTTTGCTAACTGTAGATCGTTGAACAAAATACCAGAATTAGTAAATATGAATTTTTTAACTATTGTTGATTCTATGTTTTCGGGTTGTACGGTGCTTACAGTTGCACCTTTCTGTGATTTTTCGAAAACAAACTCCACCACAAGTATTTACTCTAGTTGTAGAGTTTTATTTGAAAAACCATGCATTAACACATTTAATACTTTAATCACCACTAGTCTTTTTTCTGGTTGTTATGCAATTCAAAATATAAAAAATTTAAAAACATCTTTGTGTACCAATTTTGGTGCTATGTTTAGTAGTTGTTCTAATTTAAAATCGGTGTCTAATTTTACTATATATCCGATCCGAGGAACCTTAGCAACAAATGCTTATAACACTATGTTTAGTTTTAGTTACGGTGTAACAAATATTCCTAATTTTGACTTTTCACTTGTACCAACAGGTTCCAGTTATGATACAATTTTTACTAATTTTGTAAATACTACTGGAAGTTCTTTAGGATCGTTTAAAGCAACTGGTATTAATAAAAATATAAATGTTTCAAATGGTAAATTATCTGCAACAGAATTAAACGAAATTTATACAAATTTGGCCTCAGGTGTTTCGGGTAAAACTATTACAGTAACAGGAAACTGGGGAACAGCATCTGACAATCCAGCAATCGCAACTGCAAAGGGTTGGTCAGTAACAGGATAATATTATGGAAAACACAGCAGGATTTTATAAAAATGATAATGGATATGTTTTGTATGGTCCAAATTTTGTTTTAAACGCAAACTATGAATTAAGAAAAGAAACAAAAAATCAACACACATATCCAACAGACGGATGGTATTGGTTTGATTCTGAGGAAGAAGCATACGCTTCTTTTGGATTAGAGTACAACCCACCAGAACAAAATAACGGAGAATAATAATGGCAGAAACATATAAAAGTCAAGCAACAAAACTAACAGCAACCACAAATACTACAATTTATTCTGGTGTAGTTGGTACTGCTATAGTTAATAGCATAAATATTTCAAATGTTGATGCGTCTACTTCTTGTAGCGTTAATATATTTTTAGTAAAATCGTCAACCTCATACAGTATTATTTCAAATGTTTTTATTCCACCTGGCGCAACACTACAGGTTCTAGATGCTCCTATGGTGTGTGCTTCTGGAGACACTATTACTGCAACTGCCTCGATTGCAAATGATCTTGAGTGTATTGTTTCCGTGCTTGAAATAACATAATGTACAAATCAGCAAAAGATTCGGGGTATGACTTCGATGACGAGCGAAGGTTTGATGTCCTTAGAACTCTAAAGTTTTCATCTTTGCTTGATGTCGGATCTGGTCCTTGCTTGTTGAAATCATGGCTCCAAAAACAAGGTAAAGATTGCTCTTACGAAGCGGTTGATATTCGTGAAGACACTCTTGAATTGTGCGATTGTCCAAAGTATAATCGCATTCCTAACAAAAAATACGATGTTGTTTGTTTATTTGGAACCTGTGGCTATAAGACAGAACAGAACGACAAAGAGGTGTTGTTTGGTTTGTTGAAACAGAGCAAGAGTCAATGCAATAAATATCTCATATTCAGTGTCATAATAAACAGACAATACAAAGAGATAGTGTCCTACAGTACGGAAGAACTGATAGAACTTTTAGCAAACTTAAAAGTGAATAATTATAGAACTCTTGTGGACACTATAAATTCAGAGTGTATTGTTTTTTGTGAGATCTAAACTATGCTTAAAATATTTCAAACAAATCCATACTCCTCTTTTCCGAAGTTTTCCACAATGCATTCGGCTTGTTTTGATATTGCCGCTTGTCTGAAGGGAAACTCTGTGCAGATCTTTGGTCAAACAAGCACTCGTTGGTCTAACGAAGAAATCTATCTTTATTCTGGAGATAGAGTAGCCGTTCCGACAGGACTCATCCTAGATATTCCTGAAGGTTATTCCGTTCGTCTACATCCTCGTTCTGGTTTGGCACTTAAGAACGGAATCAGTATGGCAAACTGCGAAGGAATCATCGACTCTGATTATGTCGATGAACTCAAGGTGATCATAGTGAACAACGGCGGAGAACCATTTGTGATAAAGCACGGTGATCGTATTTGTCAAGGAGAACTTGTTAAAACACTTGACTATACGCTAGAACAGTGCTATACTAAACCAGTTCAGAAAACTGATCGTAATGGTGGATTTGGTTCCACAGGAGTGTGATATGACTCGTGACGAATTGCTTGATCATCATATGAAACTCTGCTCTGAAGCCAGAGAACTGATGAAAGCAAAAAACAAAGATTATGCAGGGAACGAAGGAATCGAACCTTTTGCCAACTTTACCCGTGTCGAGAGCATGGGCATCTGCAAGACCGAACAGGGATTTATGGTTCGTCTTACAGACAAGATGAGTAGATTGAGTTCATTCATTCGCGCTGGCAAGATGCATGTAGCCGATGAATCTTTTAAGGATACTTGCATTGATGTCATTAACTATATGGTACTTTTGTCTGCTTATATTGCAGACAAGGATGCTGAAAAGAAACAGGAAGATACAAAAGAAACCACCCTTTATATTGAGCCGAGACTTCTGAACGAATCTCCTTATCTCAACAACGGTTGCTGCAAGAACAAAAAATGATATTCTACACTCACGCCTTTGTGCGCGGAGAAAAGATCCTTTGTCGTGGATATAAATCCAACAATGGATCTTTTGTTCGTTCGACCATCGTAGAAAATTACAATCCATATCTCTACTGGCCTTCTGATAAGAAGACAGATTGGAAGACCTTGGAAGGTAAGTATGTTGATCGTATCGACTTTGGTTCCATACGAGAGTGTCGTGAATTCGTCAAGCAGTATGAAGATGTGAATGGAGTTGAGATCTACGGAAACACAGATTTCACTTACACTTTTATTCACGATCAGTTTCCTGGCGAAATACAATACAATCCTTCCGCTCTCAAGGTGTGCTACTTGGACATCGAAGTGGAGTGTGAGGATGGTTTCCCTACGATTGAGAAGTGCGATCAGAGAGTGAATGTCATCACGATGCGTTTCGTGCAGGGGGACAGGGAGAAGACATACACTCTTTGTCTCGGTAATGCCAAGAAGATGACGGAAAATCACAGTGTCATTGATTACGAAGAGGAAGATGAACTTCTTCAGGCATTTGTTGCTCTGTGGCGTGACGAAGATTGTGATATTGTCACTGGTTGGAACATTCAGTTCTATGACATTCCGTATCTTCTTGCCAGAATAGAGAAGGTGCTTGGTGAAGGTGAGTCAAAGAAACTTTCGCCTTGGGAAACTCTCAAGACCCGCATAGTCACAGCAATGCAGAAAGAGCATACGGTGTATGACATCGTTGGTATTGCCACGATGGATTACTTTGATCTGTATCGCAAGTTTACTTTCGTCACACGCGAGTCCTACAAGTTAGATCATATCGCATCCGTGGAACTTGGAGAGAACAAGATCTCCTATGACGATTACTCCAACATTCAGGAGTTCTACAAGAAGGACTTTGCCAAGTTCGTAGAGTACAACTATATTGATGTCGAACTTGTCGTCAAGTTGGAGAAGAAACTTCGTTTGTTGGAACTGGGTATTGCTCTTGCATACAATGCCAAGGTGAACTTCAACGATGTGTTCTCTCAGGTTCGCACTTGGGATGCCATCATCTATCACTATCTTTCTGATCGCAACATCGTCATTCCTCAGAAGAATGCCGAGGAAAAGGAAGAGCAGTTTGCGGGTGGTTATGTAAAGGATCCACAGACAGGAATGCACAAGTGGATTGTGTCATTCGACTTGGATTCTCTGTATCCTCACCTCATAATGCAATACAACATCTCTCCCGAAACAAAGCACAAGAATCCTGCTTATAGCCGCGGAAGCGTATCTCCTGATTCCATACTCCGTATGGTAAATGGTGAAAAGACAAAGACATTTGTAGATCCTTACGACTATCTCTCTGCTGCCAAGACGGACGATTTATCCATCGCGGCAAATGGTGTTGCTTTTCGCAAAGACAAGCAGGGGTTCCTTGCTTCATTGATGGAGAGTATGTACGAAGAACGCAAGCACTATAAGAAACTGATGTTGGAGTGCAAGAGAACCCTCAAGGAGAAGAAGGATATTCTTACAAAGCAGGAAGTCGAGCAACTGAATAACGACATCTCCAAGTATCATAACTTTCAGTTGGTTCGTAAGATTCAACTTAACTCTGCTTTCGGTGCTGTAGGAAACCAATACTTTCGTTACTACGATCTAGATCTTGCAGAAGCAATCACCATCTCTGGTCAGTTGTCTATTCGTTGGATTGAGAAACACTTGAATGACTTCCTCAACAAGACTTGTCAGACGACAAATCAGGACTACATTATTGCCAGCGATACAGATTCTGTTTACATCTGTCTGGACAAGTTAGTAGACAAGATTTATCCTGCTGGTGTCCTACCCCAAGATCATCAGAAAGTTGCTAAGTTTTTGGACAAGGCTTGTAAATCGTCTCTTACTCCTTTCATTCAGAAGAAGTACGAAGAACTTGCACTGATGATGAACGCATATCAGCAGAAGATGAATATGAAGCGAGAGTCCATCTGCAACAAGGGAATATGGACTGCCAAGAAGCGTTATATGCTTAATGTGTATATGGGTGAAGATGATGTTCTTCTTGATAAGCCAGAAATGAAGATAATGGGCATCGAAACCACTCGGTCGTCTACTCCACAGATAGTGCGGGATGGACTTAAGAAAGCAATCGACATTCTTATGAATGGTGATGAAGACAATCTCATTTCTTTCGTGGAGAAGTTCCGTGAGCAGTTCAATAAGTTGCCAGCGGAGAAGATTGCCTTTCCGCGCAGTTGCAGGGGAATGCTGGAATATGCCGATGCCAACACGATCTATCGCAAGTCAACTCCCATTCATGTCAAGGGATCGCTTCTTTACAATCATGCCATAAAACAGAAGAAGTTGCAGAAGAAATATCCTGTCATCAAGGATGGAGAGAAGATCAAGTTCGTATACCTAAAAGTGCCCAACACCATCGGTGATCGTGTAGTTTCTTTTCTAGGAAGCATTCCGAAGGAACTTGATCTTGAGCGTTTTATCGACTATAATATGCAGTTCGAGAAGAGTTTTCTCGAACCTCTGACCACTATTACAAATGTGATTGGTTGGAAGCACGAAAAATCAAATACACTGGAGTCCTTGTTTGGATAAACTAAAATATGAACATTATGCTATTATTCTTGGTGTTCTTGAGAGAAAACAAGCAGATCTCCTGTCCACTATAAAAGAAATAAACAAAAGAGTAGATGTCAACATCGACACATATGAGAATTATGTAACCGAAGCAAATTCTATAAAAGAAGTTATAGAAGCGGTTAAAAACAATATGAAAGGAACGAAGTGATGGGTATTCTAGACAAACTTAAGAAAAATTCCACAATCAAGGACTCTGAAGTGTTGTCCTCTTCCAAGTTCTTCACTAAGAAGGATATGATCCAGACCACAGTTCCTGTGATTAATGTCGCACTGTCTGGTCGTTTGGATGGTGGGTTTGTTCCTGGCATCACCATGTGGGCAGGTCCCAGTAAGCACTTCAAGACAGCATTTTCTTTGTTGATGGCAAAGTCTTACCTTGACAAGTACAAGGATGCTGCTATGCTATTCTATGATTCGGAGTTCGGTACTCCGCAGGGTTATTTTGAAACATTCGGTATTGATATGAACAGGGTTCTTCACACGCCAATTAAAGATGTAGAAGAACTTAAGTTTGACATCATGCAGCAACTACAGAGTCTAGACCGTGGAGAACATTTGATCATCGTGATCGACTCTATCGGTAATCTGGCTTCAAAGAAGGAAGTCGAGGATGCTCTAGAAGGTAAGTCGGTTGCCGATATGTCACGCGCCAAGCAGATCAAGTCTCTATTCCGTATGATTACACCACATCTTACCCTCAAGGATATTCCTATGGTAGTGGTCAATCATACCTACAAGGAGATCGGAATGTATCCGAAGGACATCGTTGGCGGTGGTACTGGATCGTACTATTCTGCCGATACTATCTTCATTCTTGGTCGTCAGCAGGAGAAGGACGGAACCGAACTTACTGGTTACAACTTCATTATCAATGTGGAGAAATCTCGTTATGTCAGGGAAAAGTCCAAGATTCCGATTAATGTTTCCTTCGAGGGAGGTATTAGTCGCTGGAGTGGTCTTCTTGATATTGCTCTTGAGTCAGGTCATGTGGTGAAACCATCTAACGGGTGGTATGCAAGAAAAGGTGAAGAAAAGAAGTACCGAGAGAAGGAAACAGATACAAAAGATTTCTGGTTGCCTATTCTCACTGATCCAACATTCTCACAGTTTGTTCGTGAGAAGTATTCGATCACAAACAACAATATTATCGTCTCCGATGAGGAGTTCACTAAACAGTTGGAAAATTTGACAGATGAGGAATAATGAGTACAAATATTCAGAAGGTAATCCTTCAGAACCTCATATACAACGAAGGGTATTCTCGCCGCGTACTGCCATTCGTTAAGGAAGATTATTTCGCGGAAAACAGTGAAAGAAAAGTTTTTAGGAAGATTTATGACTTCATCAATAACTATAACAGATTGCCTAATAAGGACGCATTGGTCATCTCCTTGCAGAATGACAAGGACCTCACGCAGACGGACTACGAGAAGGCGTCTGCCCTGGTACAAGATCTCTCGGAAACAACCGAAGACGAAGACTGGCTTGTGGACGAAACTGAAAAGTTTTGTAAAGACCGCGCTCTTTACAACGCTATTCTCGAATCCATTCAGATCATCGAAGGTAAGTCGAAGACCCGTACTCCTACCGCTCTCCCCTCGATACTTTCCGAAGCCCTATCCGTATCCTTCGACACGAACATCGGACACGATTTCATCAAGGACGCAGAGAAGCGGTACGACTTCTACCACAAAGTCGAGCAGAAAATTCCGTTTGACATCGAATTTTTTAACTCAATTACGAACGGTGGAGTACCACAAAAGACACTTAATGTAGTCATCGCTGGTACTGGTGTAGGTAAGTCTCTGTTCCTATGCCATCATGCTGCAAACTGCCTGATGCAGAACAAGAATGTCCTGTACATCACTTGTGAAATGTCAGAAGAGCGTATTGCCGAGCGTATTGATGCCAACATCATGGACATCACTCTTGACGATATGAAGCAACTTACAAAACCGATGTATGGTAAGAAGATCTACAACGCAACGAAAGGTATTACTGGTAAGTTGATTATCAAGGAATACCCAACAGCAACCGCCCATGTAAATCACTTCCGACATCTACTTGACGAGTTGCTTCTCAAGAAGAAGTTTACTCCTGACATTATTTTCATCGACTATCTGAATATCTGTTCTTCTGCCAGAGTAAAGGCATCTGCAACGATGAGTTCTTATAGCGTGGTGAAAGCGATTGCAGAAGAACTTCGTGGTCTTGCCATCGAACGAAATGTGCCTGTGTTCACAGCAACGCAGGTGAATCGTTCTGGGCACAACAACACCGATATTGGTCTTGAAAATACATCTGAATCATTCGGACTTCCTGCCACTGCCGATCTTATGTTTGCATTGATTGGTACAGAGGAACTGGATCAGAAGAATCAGATCATGGTCAAGCAACTCAAGAACCGATACAACGAACTCACAAAGAACAGAAAGTTCGTGGTTGGAATTAATAGAGCGAAGATGAAATTGTATAATGTAGATCCATCCGAGCAGGATGATTTGATTGGTACTGGCGAAGAGGACGATGTAGGTTCCTCTGGTCACGGTGAAAAGATTATTGCAAAATTCAAGAAGAAAGGTAATGTAAATGACTGGAACATTTAATGGAGAGTATCGACAAGTGCAGAGCATCGCATATAATGACACTCGTTCTTTCGAGGAACGACTAGCAGCCCTTCCTTTCGTGCGTGACGAGGATCTACCTGAGTGGGAAGAATGGGCAAACAGAGCATTCCCCGAAGCCAAGTCGTATGTCAATAATTACCGATAAGAAGTTTCTTTCTATGGTTTCCTCTTCCTTGGAGAAGTTCGCTTGGAAGAAGGACAACCTTGCCAACTGTCGATGTCCTCTTTGCGGTGATTCGCAGAAGAACAAGAACAGAGCAAGAGGATACTTCTATCAAAAGGGAAACAACATCTTCTATCGTTGCCACAACTGTGGTGTAAGCACAACTTTCTACAAGTTTTTGGAGCAAGTGTCTCCTGCATTGTGTAGAGAATATGCCTTGGAACGATGGAAGGGTGGAGAGAATGGACATTCAAATTATACAAAACCTAAGTTCAAATTTGAACAACCTTCATTTGATGGAAAGAGAATTGATTTACCTTCGATGGTGGAACTGTCCGATGACCACGAATGCAAGGAGTATGTGGTTTCAAGAAAGATTCCATTGGATTTCCTTTCGGATCTTTTCTATGCCGAGAACTTTGCTGAGTTTGTTCACAGATACATTCCAGATAAGCAAGTTGGTGAAGAACCAAGATTGATTATTCCTCTTCGTGATGGTGATAAGAAACTGATAGGGTTTCAGGGTAGAGCAATCTATCCTAGTGAAGTGAAATATATTACGATAAAGTTTGAAGAGAATCAGGAACATCTTTCTTATGGAATGGATCGTGTAGATCTAAACTCTACGGTTTATGTGACAGAAGGACCGATTGATTCGATGTTCCTGCCTAATGCTGTTGCCATCTTGGGTATGAATCACGAACTGGATCCTTCAGTCAAGAACCCAGTGTTTGTTCTGGACAATGAACCAAGAAACAGAGAAGTGATAAAGCAATACGAGAAGTTGATAAAGAATGATTATAGAGTGTG